TTGCTTGACATTAGCGAGATCTTCCTGATATTTCAGCTTTAATTGCGCCAACTTGTTTGCAAAATCAAGCTGCATCTTTTCTGCTTTGAGGTTGTTGGATTGCTGAATAAACTGTTCCTGAGCTTGTTGTTTTTCCTGCTGGAATTTCTGCTGCTCTTGTTGAAACTTCTGCTGAGCTTGCTGGAATTCCTTTACTGCTTTTTCTTGTTCTGGATTAGGCTGTTGCTGAGGCTCAGTCATCTGATTCAGCTCGTCCTCAACCTCTCGGCCAAATCGATAACGCTTAACAATAGAAAGCATCATGGACTTTGCAGCCCCGAATGGCATAACGCCTTTGTCGATCAGAGGGGAAATACCGTTCATAAACTGGCCCATGGCGTTCATGAAATCACCAACCAATTGCTTGTCTTCAGTCGCCTCAACGTCAATCGTTGAATTTGTCTCCATATCGAGGCGATAACTTCTCGAATAGTTATCTTTCAATATTTCGAGGACATCACCCCAATTAGGCATTTGCAGCACTTGCATGGCTTGCTGAATGGATGGATCTTGAGGATTCATCCTGTTAGCTTGTGCAATTTGAACGATTTTCTGTGCTTGCTCTCTCTGCTCAGTTGTAGAGTAGGGCAGTCCTGTCATTTTCGCCCATGAGGCTTCAGAGAACTTGTTGACAGCAACATCCAGCATCAAGCGCATGGTATCAAGAACATATCGTTGGACTTCCTTCTGGAGCCGCTTAATCCTCATGGTTCCCCATGATTCCTTGATCTTCTGCGCACCTAATGTCTCTGACGCTGCTGATTGGCCCCTGATGATGTCGGAAATACCGGTCACTTCATAAATGACCCGTTTTGCTGATTCTCTTGCCTGCATAAGCTGCTGGGCAACACTAACGAGTTCAGCTATAGGAATCATCCAGATATTCTTATCCAGGCCACCTTCTCCAAAAATCGCTGCCTTATCTGTTGGAACAAGGGCATTATCTTCTTCTTTGAAGATCTGCTCTATTTCCTCACCCAATGATCCGTTATAAGCACCCCTAACCTTGATCGCCTCTATGACGCGATTCAGCCTATCCTGTATTCTGTTCAGTTCCCTAGCTTGATTCTTGTAGATTGTATATAGAGCAGTCGGTATACGATCACTGGACTTTTCGACAAACTGAATCGGTTCAGGGCAGTTGAAGAATCCTGTCAGTTCTAATGGGTCATCATCCTCTCTTAAGAAATCATCCTTGTATTGAGAGCTGATATATTTGATTTTTTTGTCTGATTTATCCCAAATCTGGAAAATTCTGGCTGTTTTGCGGTAACCCTGATCCTTATTTTCTTCCTTTTTATAATCGTCTTCGTTATCTTGCTCTTCACCCTCGACAAACGTCAATTTATTGGCTTTTGCACCAAATAACCGTCTAGCCTCTTCACGGTCTAAATATTCCTCATAGGCTATCCATGGGACTTTTGACCACTTAGTGGCATATCCGAACAGAACCCGATCCCATTTCCTGGAATCCGTGCAAACGGTCTCCCAGTCGTCATCAGACTCATATTTGATGCTGGTAACACCTCGGCCGGGCAGAAGTCCATCAAGTGTCGCATTTGACATAGATTTGTCGAATTTGTCGTAATCATCGACATCTGTGTCTATCAAATACTCTAAGATCCGTTGCGCAGCTTCTGCAACAACTTTTCCCATGGGGTCCTCATCCTTGAATCGCCTCTTTACTAAGGGCCGTGGAACCTCTGAGAATAGGGCCGGCAGGAGGGTCTCTGTATTGGAATAGAGGATATTGAACGGTGTTTTTTTCTCATTGGAGTAGATTTCACGAATCTCTCTGCCATCCTCGCGAAAATCCTTCTCGCGCTTTTTGGCGTCGTTGATTTCTTCCAGCCATTGAGAAACCGTTAGATCAGTCATACAAATCCAGCCCTTTCATTGCGTTTTTTCCTAAAGTGCTCTTTTCTTATCTCGCCAAATTTGATATTTGTCACATTTCCAGCGAACAGCTTTTCTTGATCGGTGAGTTCAGGATAGGCCGTTTTTGATTGCTGCCAGGTTAAACTGAGATACCTAAAAGCATCTGAGGCATGAGAATGTTCGTCATGGACGGGAGTGAGAGAGAATACTTTTTTCACCTCATCATAAGTCCGTTTGTAGTTCTTCAGGTGCTCAAATCCCTTCTCTACACTTTTGTCGAAATCACACAGAGGGAATGTCTTTCTAGCCGCCTGTATGCCATCTTCTCTGCCAATGTTTGGCACTAGAACGAAATCACCTACTTTCTGATCTATGAATTGCTGGAGTATTGTCTTACCACCCATACCTAATTTAAGTGGTTTTGCATCATGAGGGAGCCAATGAAGGCCGTAATCGTATGCTTTTCCCCTCAAAACTTCGCAATAATCCTCAATTTCCTTAAAACTGTCTTCATGATAGTCGATTACCCTGATCCTGCCTTCTACCATCTGGTAGAACCAGATTGAAGTCATATCTGACCGACCGATATCCCATACGGTGAAGACCGGTAGGTGACCAACAGAAGGGAAATCACCTAATCGGCCATCAAAGGTCACTTTAGTGGTCTGAGCGCCCCAAATCGCACCGGGGATGGCTGCTTCAAAGCTTACATAGTACTCTTGGAGCCAGATTGCCTTGCCATATTCGTCTCCGTGCTCACTTTGAAGCTCTTCAAGCTCATTTAAGAGCTGTTCGTGAGTGAAAACGCCGGTTTTATCGACCGTTAGGCGTTCAGAGAACCAATCTTCAGACTTCTCTGCGAGATCCATCAGGTTTTTGAAGTGATTCTTGCCCCTTGGTGTTGAGTTAAAGATAGCCCAACCACCATTTTCAAGCAAAATCGGCCTTAAAAAGCCCCATGAACTTGGATTAGAGAGCGCATATTCAGAAAATGTCAGGCCTACAGGAGGAGAACCTACAAGGGCATCGTAATTATCACTACCCATCAGCTGCCAGGTTGAACCATTTTTGAAAACCAGCTTCATTTCCTGCTGGAGTGTGTTTTCCCTTATTTCATGCGGGAATGCTTCATCTATTCGTTTCTTGCCAGTATGAGGATTGACAGCATCCCAGATAGCTTTACGACACTGGTTATATTCTGGCAGCAGATACCAATAGTTGCCTACTCGCTCAAATACTGAACACGCATTGTGATGCAGCATGGTATCGTCTTTTCCAGATCTTCGATGCCAGCAACAAGCTGCTCTTTTCCCTCCCTGGGCAAGATAATTCCATAATGGAACCTGATAATGACGTGGCTGCCAATTATTCGGGAGGGATATATTCATATTTAAGGGCTGACAAGGCTCCTCAGTCCGGGCCACAAATAGCCTGGGTTCTCTCGCATCCACCGGAGAGCGGTAAATACAGTCTCATCCGATAGCCCCAAAGGAGAGGCTGTATGAAAGGCGGCTACCACATAACAGAGTGAATCTACATCAGTGCCGCTAATATTAATTAGTATTTGTGACTCGTAAGCAGCCATGTCCAAAGTTGCCCAATTCGCTGTACCCGCCTCAGCGCCGCTTACTACCAATTCTACCCCTGCACCATAGACGCGGTAATCTCTAAGCTTTTCAGCATCTGTCGCAGCCTTGCGATTGATTGCAATCGCCCCGGCCAATACTGTTCCAGCAGCATCGGCAGATTCTTCGTGCACACTGGCAGAACCAAGATAATCAGAACTGGTATTTACAAGATAAGATTCAGAGCCTGTGCCCCCTCTGCAGCTGGCATAGGCCCCTACTCCGTTTGTCGCATCGCCTAGCTCAAAATAGGGATCTGATGCTGATGCTTTATCCGCTACAAGAAAGATTAATGCATTATTAGTACTCAAAGCTGGCATCGTTCCACCACCGGCTAAGGCAAACGTCGGGGTTGATGACCCGCCAACTTTCCTTGGGACGAACCCTGCCCCGACTCGTGTAACAGTCTCATCGCCTGCGTTGCGAAAGACCAACCCCTGCACTAGATCTACAAGATCTGTTCCGCCATCAACTAAAACAGAATCATTATTGATCAGCAGCTTACATGCCGGATAATCAGAAGCAACGAATTTAGGGTCTGGGAGAGAGGTTGTCACGTACCCAGATCCACCAAGACTCTTGAGGCTTTCTGAATTCCCGCTCGCTGAATCCTCTCCGCATACCGTTACCGGATTTTGAATTGCCATATATAACTCCTAGTTATCCAGCGCATTTGTATCGCAAGGGCCTGCAACAAGGGCCGCCGCAACCTCAACCCACTGAGCCGCAGCATTCCCAGCTTTGGTCGTTCGACACCACATCGCCCGTCCTGCATAGGGGGATACTTCTCCAACAACATAAAATGCATCATATGTCGCATCTATCGGGATCTGTTGGTTTACCTTGATAACCCGCATTGTATTTGCAGCATCGGCCGCAGCCTGCAAAGCAGCTCCAGTAATAGCCATTATCTACTCCTAAAAAAAGGGGCCGAAGCCCCTTGAATTAAATTCCTAAACCTACTTCTTCAACTCTCTTTATTTCTAAATGGATGCCAAGCAAGGAACCCCCAACACAAGGCCCCAATCCAATATATAGCACCCTCTACTAAAGCCTGTCCCTCAGTTAGGTCAAAAGTGTGGACGCGTCCAGCAATAACACAAATTAACATCAAAATAAGAAAGAATATTCTCATTTCTTTAAAAGCGCCTTCTTAACACCCTCTCGGCACATCTTCCGTGCCTTGCTCTGTGAAATACCTAAACGCTGCGCCACTTTCTTGTCATTGGCAGCCTGACAGAATAATCTGTGCTGCTTAGGTGTCCAGGGCATTTAAATATTCAAGCAACAGGGATTTAGAACCTCTGAGCTTATCCTCTGGATCACCGTAAAATTTGATCTTGGAGCCGTTTCTCATGAAAATCACTTGATAGCGAGGTATCTTATCAGGAATATGCCTCGCCTCCATTTTCTTCAAAAGCTTCGCTTCATAATCACGCATTACCTTCCCTGAGCCCGCAACAAGGCTTCCTCTATCTTGCGCCTGTAAACATCCCCAGTCCCTCCAGCTCGCTTGAGCGCCCTGGCTTTACGCTCTTTTTCCAACTGTGCTGCACTCTTCATAGACCCTGGCCTGGACCCACCAGAATAATCACCAGCCTCCATCTTCTTCACGCCTGAACTCTTCGGGCTCGGGCGCCCAGTCGGACTCGGTACAGATTTACCCTTGCCATAATTCCTCATATCTATTCCTCTAATTTAATCAGAAAACGACGAGTATAAGGGTTGTAATTATCCCGCTCGTCATATCTTTGACGTACTTCAAAATCCCGCCTATCCTCTCGACGCTGCTCCTCAACCCGATACCAACCCCTAGTCTCAGGATAGGGAACGGATAAATCATAACCCTCAAATTGGTCATAAGCACAGACCGATGAACTTCCAAATACAGGAATGGCGAGGAATAACAAAAGGAATAGAAACGGTCCCCAGTAAGAATCCTCAAATAGCAAA